GGGTATTAGTCTTGAAAGCGATTAGTAGAGCTCTCATCTACATTTAATTAGCCATTTAAATATTTACGATTTGCCTTTTTACAGAAATCTAACTGTTTTAAAATGCCTTTTTGTTCAAGAAGGACTAACTCATATTCTAGCTACTAAGCGGTAATCTAGAAGCCCGCCTCAATTTTTTTTGACAATTGAGAGTCACCTTTTTACAGAAGGCTAACTCGCCTTTTTACAGAAGGCTAGCTGTTGACTAATCTTTAATCTTACACAAAGCGATGATGGTAATTAGTCTTGCTCGTTCTCAGAGGTTTAGTATTAAAATTTATTAACTAAACTTAACCGCTTGATTAATGAAGCCCTTTCAGGCAATTTAACTAACTCAATAAAATTGTTTAGCTTATATAATATTTTAAATTATTATAAAATAATTGTCAAGTATTTTTTTAAAATTTTTTTAATTATTTTAAGTTTGTTTGCATAGTTTATTTATCGTTATAATATTATTAAAAAATTGGTTTTTATATGTTTTATTTAGTTAATTAATAATGCAGTTTTATCTTTTATCTTTTGAAAAATATTTCTTCAAAAGATAAATTACAATTTGCTTTAACTCTTCGTCCTCTTTTAGCACAGTTATTGTTGTTATTGATACTACAATTAAAGGCAATAAAACATAAAACCAACTCCAATTGATGTGATTTGTTAATTTTAAACCAATAAATAAAACTTGAGTACTAGCTAGAATGTTAATCATATTTATTTATCGTTATAATATTTAATCATTGCTTTTGTTTCTTCACTAGTTAAAACTAAATTATGCCAACCTCTATCCCTGCCTAGTTCGTGTATTTTTTCAATTAACAACATCATCTCTTCAAGAGATGCCTCGGCAAATGATCTCGGCACTTGATAGTTTTTTTGCAATATATTAACTAAATTTGCAAACTCTATGTTTAAAAAAAAATTTTTATTTAAAAAGTCTTTTTCTCTTAAAGCAATTGCCAAAGCTTCATCATAGTTTGCCAATCTTGTAAAACCAATTTCATATTTTAACCTTTCTTTTGCATTTTCAAAACTAAAAACTTGCCCCTCGCTTTCTGATATATAATTGCCGTATATCTCACAAAGCTTATGTATGCCTTTTAACTGCTTGTAAGTTTTAGCATTTTCAAGCGATTTTATTTCCACTTGAAACTCTTTATTTTGTTTTGTTAAATTAACTATTTCTAAATAGATATTGTTGGCAAAATCAAGTGGCTTTTGATTTAAAGTAAAAATGAATTTATTCATATTTTAGCTTGCCATTTAGTTTCAAAAAGATTTTTAGCTTCATTATCATTTTCAAGATAACTTAAAAAATCATTGATTTTGCTTTTGATTTCATTTTCAATATTGACATTATTAAAATAATCTTCTTGCCAAAAATCTTTGCCATTGCTTATTAAATACTTGAATTTAGGCAGTCCAGTGCAGTATAAATAAATTAAGTGCTGTGCTGAGCCTAAAAACTTGCCTAATTCATAATTGCTAGTGTATTTTATATCGTAAATAGTATCTCTTTTAATAACATCCATTTTACCATAAAGCAAAAACTCTTGATTGCCAATTTGTAATTCTTTTTTGCAAGTCTCTTGCCAAAGTCCATCTTTAACAATTGTTGCTATATTGTTGCAAATAACTTCGTAATCAATATTTTCTTTTTTATCAAGCAAAATATTATCACATAATTTTTTTATATCATTCTCAAAATCAATTCCTTTTTGCATAGCTTCGGTTGGCTCAAACTTTTCTTTTGATAAAGTCTTTAAAAAGTCAGCCCTGCTATCCGCAGGGCTTTTAAATTCGTCCTCAATATAATATTGAAAACTATTGATTAATGTAGGTGTAATTAAATATTTATTCATAAAAACTCCTATTTAGAAACTTTTTCTTTTGCAGTATCAATAAAACATTTTAATTTATCGTCAAAAATGCAATTTAATTCTTTTGATTTTTTAAAGAAAATAACTTTTTCTACTTGATGCGAAGTCCATATTTGATCGTGTTGATTATAAACTGATTTATAATATAAATTAAGCTCTTCTAAATTTTTAATGTTATTAATTTTATTTGTTAATTCTTTAATTAGTATATCGTAATCTTTAATAAATTTATTTTCTTCTTTCAATTTATCATTATAAGCATCAAAAATTTTTGTTTTTAAAAAATCATTAACACCTTGTAATTTTTCATATACTAAAAAAGAATTTAGCCCAAGAGAATTTTTTGCATAAAAAGCTTCATTAGGGTTTAAATCAATCGTTCTTCTGCCACCGTTTATTGACATATAGCCCATAAAGTCAAGATCTTTTACAATATCTTTACCGCTAGATCCTGCAATGTCTGGTCTTTTAATAATTTGATCGCCTACTTTCTCTTCTTTTTCGTGAGCTGTAAAAATAATACTTTTATTTGTATTAAGTAAATTTTTTAATAATTTTTGGAACTCCTTCTTAACACTGCCCCAACCTCTCATTGACAAAGTGCCATCAAATTGTTTAAGTTTTGGATCTTTTTCAATTAAATAATCTGACATACTGTCAATCATTTTGCCAAGAGTATCAATAACAATAGTTTTATAATTAGTTAGATAATGCAAATTATCTTTTTCTAGAATTTGCAAAAGATTATTATAATTTGTAATTTGTAAAGTAGGAACTCTATATTGTTTTTCTACTCGTAAAGCTCCATTATCAAAATCAATCAAAAGTGGTTCAGGCGAAGATAAAGCAACGGAAGTTTTGCCAACACCAGGCTGTCCGTAAATTAAGCCAGTAAGTTTTACACTATCGGTAGATAGTTCGTGAGGTTGTTTTATTAAATTAATCATATAGTTTTTATTTAAGTTAAAAAATTAATTTAAAATAATATTTTAAATTAATATAAATTATAAAGTATCAAAAAGTATTTGTCAAGAACTTTTTTAATAAATTATTATCTTTTTTTACCATTTTGTTCATATCGGCAAAATGGTTAAAGTTATTGTAAAACATTGAAAGCTTGGCTTTAACAATATCATTAAAAAGAGAATCTTTATTGTGTATAAAAATTCTAAAAATTTGTGCTAAAAAGAATATTTTTTTTTGCTCTTCTTGTGGATCATTTATAATTTGCTCGTTTAATCTAAAAACATCCATAATATCATGATTTTTTAAATCAAAGTTGATTGCACCAACAAATTGTGAGATCATTTTTCTTAAATAAGTTCTGCTAATAATAAAAAAATCATCAATCTCACCTGCAAGATTTTTAGAATTTAAAAAATTTTCAATAATATTTTTTGCTTGTGATTTTGATATGTTTGATTTTTCAGGCTTGATATTTAACAAGCAATTTAGCAAATTATTTTTTATCATTACATTATTGTTTTTCTCAATAACTTCGTATGATTTTTTATAAAGTTGATTTTCAAAAATATTTTGGCAAATTTTATATTTTTCTAAACTTTTTGGCGATCCATCATTTTCTATATCAAACAAATCATAAAATTTATTAGAATTGTTTTTGATAAAATTTTTAACAATTTTTGTTATTTCTTCTTTACTAAAAATATAAAATTGCTCTTGGTAAATGTTGTTTTTCATATGGTTTATTCTTTTAATTTTGATAAAATTGGTTTTTTAATTCTTCTTGTAATTCTTTATTTGCAAATCCTAAAACCCAGCGATTTTGTTTCATTGCTTCCAAAACAACTTTCCGATCTCCTCGCAACTCATCGCTAGCAAACATCAAAACAGAGCCACTTTTACTAACTGCCTCTAATACAACATCTTTATCGTTTTGCAATTCTTCGCTAGCATATTGTAAAGCATAACTCTCTTGTCTCACCGCTTCTAATACTATGTCTTTATTGTTTCTTAATTCTTTACTAGTATACAGCAAAGCATATCCACTTTGCCGAACCGCTTCTAATACTATGTCTTTATTGTTTTGTAAATCTTTGGAAGCATATTTTAAGGAGCTATAATTTTGTTTCACTGCCGCTAAAACTACTGTTCCATTATTCCTTAATTTTTTATTAACATATTTCAAATTAAGACCGTCTTGCTTAACTAGTTCTAATATTATTTCTATTTTTGTTTTTTTCATATAATTTATTTATTTAATTGTTTGTGTAGGCAGGGGATTGAATGCCTACACAATTTAGATTAACTAACTTAATCTAAAATTACAGTTCCGTTGATGTCGAAACTATTTTTATGTTATAATTTTAACTTAATTTTTTAATATGTCAATAGTTTTTTTAACTATAAAGTTTTAAAAAATCTTCGTTATTTAAAAAATAGTGTTGTTTTTTTATTACCTCAAAATGTGATTTTTTATAAAGATTAAAAGATATAAAACCATTTTTTAAAACTGCATTTCTAAACCAATCGCTCCTAAAAAAACTAGCAAAGCACGAATGATTACTTGGTATGCAAACTGGGTTGCCTAAATTTTGCAAGATTTGTATTTGGCAAGCAATATTTGTTCGGTAATAGCCTAATAAACCAAAATCATTTTTTCTTATATCGGCATAGCCAAGCCAATTTTCGTTTTTAGCTTGCTCTAATTGAAAATGATGCTTGATATCTTCACCTAAAAATCTTTGTATTTGATCCTCAACCATGTCGTCAAGGGTTTTTTGCTCTATATAATTTTTCATATTATTTTAAATTTTTTATAAATTGATTAATTGTTTTGTCATTTTGTAGCTCATCAGTAGCATAGAAGAGAATAAAAGCACAGCGTTTAATATCGGGATTTTGTTTCATTGCTTCCAAAACAACTTCTCGATTTCCCCTTAATTCTTTGCTAGCAAATTGTAAAGCAAGACCATTTTTATTAATCGCCTCTAAAACAAATTTTTCATCGTTTTGTAATTCTTCGCTAGCCCAGAATAAAGCCCCACCAATTTGGCTCACTGCCTCTAAAACAACTTCCCTATCATTCTTTAATTCTAGACTAGCAAATCGCAAAGCTTCGCCATGGTTTTTAACCGCTTCCAAAACTACTTCTCTATCATTCTTTAATTCTAGACTAGCATATTGTAAAGCATCGCCATGTTGTTTTACTGCCGCTAAAACAAATTTTTTATCATTTCGCAATTCTGCACTGGCATATTGTAAATCATAATCATTTAATTGTTCTTTACTAGCAAGTCTTATATAATAACCATTTTTTTTTACTTGTTCTAATGTAATTTTTGTCATATTATTTTTTATTTAGTTTATAAAGTTTTTAATTGAAAATGTTAGCATACTGCACAGCCCCGTAATTTTGTGTGATTGCTTCTAAAGCAACTTCTTTGTCTGCTCGTAATTCTTCACTAGCAAATTGTAAAGCAAAACCATAATTCATAACCGCCTCTAAAACAACCCCTCTATTGTTTTTTAACTCATCACTAGCATACATCAAAGCCATGCCATCGTGTTTTACCGCAGTTAATACAACATCTTTATCGTTTTTTAATTTGTCGCTGGCATACTGCAAAGCCATGCCATCGTGTTTTACTTTTTCTAATAATTCTTTTTTATTTGTAATTTTCATATTATTTTGATTTTAAGTTAGTATTAATAGTCTTAATGTATGTTTGACTATTTTTTTTATTTAATATCGTTTCTCGGCTTTCTAATGGCTTGGAATTGATATTTAAATTCTTTTTTGCCTCGTCGATTTGTTTTTGATAATCATCAGGGTAGCCAAAGTATGGTTCTGTTCCTTCATATTCTTTTTTACCAACAATTATTATTTTTTTTCTATATCTTGTCGTTTTTTCAGGAAGTAGCATTTTTATATAGTCTTTGACAGTAGGGGTATTGCCATACTCTTTAAAAAACTCTTGCTTTGTATATTCTGCCGATAAATCAAAACATTTTTTTAAAAATAATTCGTCAGTTATATCTTGGCAAATAGCATTGTAAATAGCTATCACATAAATTTTATTGTCAGGTATATTAAAATTAAATTGTATAAATTCGAAACCTTCTTTAAATTTATTAAAATCTAAAATATTCATAATTTCTCCTATAAATTAAATTGTTCTTTAATTTCAGCATACATTTTGTCTCTCTCTTGTTTTTTTAACTGTTCTTTACTCATTTTTTGATAACTTACTTGATTGTTGTTATTGTTAGAATTGCGATGCCAAGTTCTAGCGGTTGCTTGCCAATCTTTCATAGGATTTTTACCAACTTTCCAACCATTAGCATTGTAATAATCAATAAATTGATTAGGGTCTATATTTAAAACATTTTGATTGCAATAATCAATAAGCTCCTCAATAGATGGTTTTGTAAATTTTTTATTTTTTTCAGTAGATATATTATTATTAAGATTATCATTAATTAATTCTTCATTAACATTTTCATTTACATTCTTATTAGGGGTTATGTTAGGGGTTATTTTGGGGTTATCTAGGGGTTTGTTAGGGGTTATTATTTTAACCCCTTCGAGGTTATCTTGTTTTTTAGGTCTTCCCCCTTTTAAGCCGTGTTCGGCACCTTTTAAGCCATTAAGATATCTTTTTTTGTTAGCTAATAATTGAGGCTCTATTAATCTAAAAATTGTTTTAGATAAGCCGTCTAAATTAATTAGATTATCATTTAAAGAAAATTCTGCTATTGCTTTGTAAATTTGTAATTGTTGCTTGTCGTTTAAATCGCTAATAGTTTCATAAAAACTGCGATAAAAGATAAAACTATCCCTAGTTTTGATTTGATTTGTCATTTTGAGTGTCCTGTATTAATTTTATAAGATTTTCTGCAAAATCGTAAAAGCCTTTTTTGATTCTCTCTTCAACTATTTTAGGAAGTTTTAAATCCTTTAAATCGTCAAGAGTTCTAGCGATTTGTCTATTTTGTTGTCTTTTAATCTCGTTTATCATTGTTTCCTGTGTTTTTTAGTTGCGATTGTTATTGTGTTCTTCTTACAAGCGAAAACAATTGTAAAAAATAACAACCGCTCCATTATTTTAAGATATTTTTTTTAATTTGTCAAGTGTTTTTTTTGTTTTTTCAGTGTTTTTTTTGTTTTTTCATTTAAATGTTCTGCAAACATTTTTGTTAAAATATCGGCAGTCTTTTCATGAACATGTCCATGCCATTTTTTTTGTATTGCTACTGATTTGTGTATAACATCAATAGCTTTTTTTAAATCATCGCCAAAAATAGCTTTGCCATTTTCTCTATGAAGTAATATAGCAGGGTGATTATCTCCGTTTTGGCTTGATATTGTTAATTCTGCCTCAACAAAATCTTTAATGTCTTGTAAATTTATCATATAATTTATTTTTTTAATTGTCTTTATTTAAATATTCTAGAAATGTTGTTGTTAAAATTTTAAAAGTTTTTTTATGACAATATTTATTTGTTTCTTTTTGTTTTGCTATTGTTTCATTAAGGGAATTAATAGCTTGCATTAATTCAGGTAATAGTTCAGGGTAATTATCTCCGTTTTGGCTTGTTGTAAATTCTTTTTTTAAGTTTTTCATATAGTTTTTATTTAAATTAATATTGATATCAAGTTTTGGCTTGATATCAATATTTTAGTCAATAATTTTTAAAATGTCAAGAGGTTTTTTTTGCTTATTTTTATTTATTGTTAATATTATGATTTGTTTCAAATTTTTTAATAGTTTTTTTAACTAGATATTTACTAATTCCTGTTTTTTTGCAAATATCATCAATGTTTTTGTTAAATTTATAACAAGCTAAAATTTTTATTTGCAAAGAAAGGGGTATTCTAGTTGGCATTGGTGTTTTTGATAATAATTCCCTTGACAAATTGTAAGCTTCAAAATATCGCAAAATCGTTCTTTTGCTTATATCAAAATGCTTTGCAATTTGTGTTTGATTTGGCAATTTATTTTTTGCTAAATAATCAAGAAAATCTTCTTTTTTTATTTTTTTTTTGATATTATTTTTTGGCATAACCTAAAATGTTTAAAATATTTTGTCTAGCATCGTCCAAAATATAGGTGGCAATAGCAAATTTAGCATCATCACTAAAATTTTCACCGTCCCATATGTCGTCAGCTAACATATCATTAGTTTCTGCATCAAAAAGACAATTCATTGTATAAATTAAGCCAATTCTCTTGAAAATATTATTTTCAATAATGTTATTATTAAAAAAATTATAATTTTCTAAAATTTCGTAAAAAGAATTTATCTGTTCGTTTTCGGTAAGTTTTTCGTTTATCATAGTTTTATTATTTATTGTTATAAAAATTTGTTTCAACAATTTTTCTTAATTCATTGTCTTTTTTTTCTTTTATGCTATTTTTGGCAAGTAAAATTAAAAAACTTTCACTTTTTGTTATGGGGTAAGGTTTATCATTTATATAAACTTTATATTCTTCATCAGTAGTATCAAAAAAAAAGGAATATTCATTTTCTTCATCGTCGAAATAATAATAAACTTTACTATAAGCAAAATTACCTATTCTAGAAGGATCATTATTTTTTATTAAATAACAAAGTTTATCTACAATAGTTGGTTTTTTTATTAATTGCCATGTTATAAAAGTTATTGTAGCAACAGCCACAATAATCATTGTTTTTTGAATTATGTTCATATTTTTATTTAAAAAGTATTGTTTGTTTAAAAATAAAAGATCTTAACTCAATGGTATCTCTTTTGATAATACCATAATCGCTATTATCAATTATCGGCTCTTGTTCTTTACAACTGCATACAAAAAGAATGCTAATCATTGATAATAAAATTATACAAATTCGGAATTTCCGTATTTTTGGTTTTTTTCTAGGGAAGTAAAAATTCCCTAGAAAATCTTGTCTTATAAAATGTTTCATATATTTTTTTTATTTTATTTATTAATTGTTAGGGCTTTGTGGTGTTGTTTTAGAATTATTTAAAAACAAGGCTCCATAATAACTTGCAACTCTTGGCAATGTATTGCCCATAGCTCTTCATTGATTTTGTTTAGATTTTCTTTTAATTTGTCAATGATACTCAAAATATCGCTGTCAATAGAGTGGGCTTCATAACTTAACAAACGTTTGCCTTCTAAAAATTCTTCTTCTGTTATATCTTCAAAATAATCTAAATAATTATTATCGTTAAATTGCAAATTTTGTAAGTCTTGGCTTATTTTAAAATAAGCACTTATAGTGCTTTCTAAATATTTTTTTAGATTTTGGAGGTTTTCTTTATTCATATAGTTTATTATTTTATTTATTGATTATTAGTGGTCATTCGGAATTTCCGAACAACCACTTTTATTTAGTTTTATATAGTTTTTTATTTAGTTAAAAAGGGTGTCAAAACAATTTTTTGTTTTGATAATAATATTTTAAATTATTTTTTTAAAATGTCAAGTAGTTTTTTCATTTTTTTTTAATTATTTTCAAAAAAATACAAAAAAAGACAAGATCCTTTAAAATAGCGGATCGGCTCGGTGGGGCATGTAGCATTTTTTAAGATAAAAAAAAGTTAAAATAAATCATTTTATTGTAAAAAGTGCTTGACATTGTAAAAAAGATTTGTTATTATTAAAACAACCTAGTAAAAATACTGTGAATGTCATAAAACAAAAGGCTACCTTTTTTAAATAAAAACAATGACTAGAAAAAATATTAAAAGTATTAGTGAAAAAATGAAAGAAGCCAACAAGCATTTATTAGCATTCACTCCAGAAAAAGAAGAGTTATTTTATAAAATACTTGAAAATAACGGCGGACATATAGGCAAGGCTTGTAAAGAAATAGGAATATCAAAAGGTACTTATAAAAATCACTACGGCAGAAATGCTTCCTTTGGCAATAGATGTAATAAGATAATTACAAAAATGAAGTTGTCAAAAGTAAAAAACAAACCCGCTAAAATAATTATAAAAAAAGAAGCTGAGAAGACAGGCAGACCAACAATAATGACAGAAGCTACAATTGGCAAACTAAAAGAAGGCTTTGCACAAGGTTTTAGTGTTCGCAATGCTTGTATCTGGGCAGATATAAATCAAGATACTTATTTTGAGTACTGCAAAAAGCACCCTAATTTCTCCGATCAATGCAAGACTTTACAGCAAAAACCACTAATAAAATCAATACTTGTCATCAACAAAGCATTGAATGAAGGCGATGTTTCAACCGCTAAATGGTATGCTGAAAGGAAGGCAAAAGATGAGTTTAGTTTAAAAACAGAAACCGAACACACTGGCGAGATTAGGTCAAAAGTTGTTTATATAGAAAAAGAAGAAAAAGAAGAATACGAAAATCATATCAATGATACAATAAATGCAGATTAAAAACCCTCAATATTTCGGTCAGCTACTACATAAAAAAGGTTTTGAGACTTGGTTTTTGTATATGTTTAGATTGATTGAGAATAGAAAATTTATAAAAGAAGCATTGCACCCTAAATTATTGCAAGCTTACCAAGATGTTTATGATTTAAAAGAAAAAAGACTAAATATAAATGTTTGCCCTAGATCAGCTAAAACAACCCTTGCTAAATACTTTATAGCCTACACATTAGCTATAAACCCTAAAAGTAATTTTATTTATACTAGCTACTCGCAGGCTTTATTAAATGATATCGCAAGAGATTTAACAAATATTCTAATAAACCCAGTTTATTTAGCTATGTATGATAATGGCATTAAAGAAGAGAAACAAGAAGTCAATGCTATTGATGAGTTTTGGCAGGCATACACAAAAGAAGAGACTGGCAAGGCTACTTTTTCAAGTAGAAAAATAACAACCGCCGAAGGTGGTGTAGTATTATTTTCATCAGTTGGATCGCAAATTACTGGTTTTGGTTCAGGTATTAGAGGATCTAAACAATTTTCAGGTTGTCTTTTGCAAGATGATTTAAATAAACCATCGGACATTTACTCACAAGTTCGCCGAAATAAAGTTAAAACATACTTCGAAGAGACTTTATTAAGTAGGCTCAATGATAGCAATGTGCCGATTATTAATATACAACAAAGGTTGCATCTTGAAGACATATCAGGTTTTTTATTAGATAAGTATAAATTTAGCTTACTTAAATTGCCACTTGTTGACAATGGAGTTTGCCAATTACCATCGCAATACACAACAGAACGATTAAATGAGTTGCAAAAAAATGAGTTTATGTTTTTATCGCAATATCAACAAACCCCTATTTTATCAAGTGGTGCTTTATTTAAAAGAGATTGCTTTATTTTCACTAGCAACTTGCCTAATAAATACGAATATACTTTTATAACTGCCGACTTGGCTTATAAAGATAAACAACATAATGATTTTACTTGTTTTAGTTATTGGGGAGTGTTAGATAAAAAGCTTTACTTAATAGATGTAAAAAGAAAAAAAATTAATTCAGTTGAGATTGACAGTTGGATTAGACCTTGGATAATGCCAAAAATACAATATGGTTTTCGTTATATATGGATTGAGGATAAGGCACACGGCACTTATTTATTACAACAATATCGAAAAGATGGCTTGCCTGTGCCAAGTGAAACAATGATTAAACAAACATTACCAAGAGATGGCGATAAGGTTATGCGAGCAAATAATATAATACCCTCTTTAAATTCTACTTTACCTAATGTTATTATGAATAATTGCATAGAAAATTTTAACGACATAATCGAGGAGTTGTTATCATTTAATCAATCTGCCCACGACGATTTTGTTGACACTTTAATTGATGCTTGTAAAATTGCATTATTTTCAAAAAAAGAATTTTATGCTTTTTAATCATAGTTTTTTCTAATGACTTTTTTAAAAAAAAAACTAATTTTTATTTAAAAAAATTTTTATCAAAATGTTATTCTTTAAAAAAAAACAAGAAAAAAAAAGCTACGGGGTGCAAGATTGGTTTGCATTTAACTTTTTGAAACAAGAGTATAGCTCAAACAGTAGTGCCAGTGCATTTATTAATTATTTTTATGATGCTTGCCCTGTATTTACAGCAACTAATTTAATCACGGATTCAATAAGCTCTATTGATATTGTTTTAAAAAACAAAAAAACTGGCGACTTTATATATAAACATAAAGCCCTTGATATTTTAAAAAACCCTAACCCCTTTACTGATTCACAGTTATTTATTAAAGAGATCGCAAGTTATTATTTGTTAACTGGCAATGCTTATATTAACATAATCGGCGAATCTCAACCGATTGAAATAAACAATATTAGACCAACAGATATCACAATTTTAGCTGGCAATGATGGTTATATGGGCGAATACACCGTGTCAACTGTTAATAACTCTACAACATATACAAGAGATGGCAAAAAAAGATTTATTGATGCAAAAAAAAATGAACTAATACACCTGCGAGCCTTTAACCCTAAATTCTCATCAACAAATTTAGTTGGTTGTAGTGCTTTTGTAGGTTGTCAACTAGAAATCTCTCAATTTGTTGCAGCCTCAATCCATAATTATTCTTTACTTAAAAATGGTGCAAGACCAAGTGGAATGCTTACTTACAAAGGCACGAATGAACTACAACCAGAACAAATTGATAGAGTGAAGCAAGTAATGAAAGAGAAGCTATCAGGGGCAAAAAATGCTGGTGAATTAGCTTTTTTAGGAGGAGATTTTGATTGGAAGCAATTATCGGAATCAATGAAAGATATGGACTTCCCAAAGCTTAAACAATCAGTCAATGAAGCGATATATAATGCTTTAAAAATACCGCTACCAATGATTAGTTCGCAGAATATGACATTTTCTAACCTAGATACTGCTAAATATGCTTACTATGACAATGCGGTTTTGCCAATTTTAAAAAGAATATTAAATTTTTTATCGGCTAAATTATTAACAAGATATCCCGGAACCGAAGAGTTAGAATATTATTTTGACGAATCCGCAATTGAATCTTTGGAAGCGAGAAAATTTGAAAATGCCATGATGGCAAGCAAAATAGGGATTTTAAGTGATAATGAGATTAGGGCAATGATCGGATACGAAGCAATAAGCGGTGGCGATGCAATATACAAGCCAGCAAATCAAGTGCCAATTGGTCAAGATATAAACATAGCCGATAATAGAGACGAGCCTATGGCTAAAGCCGAGTTTATCAAGATAATGAAAGATCAACAAAAGCAAGATGGTGGAAAATTTTACAATGATGATTATATAGAATTAAAAGCAAAAGAGTTTTATGGAAATTGATGTTCGCAAAAGAAAATTAGAAGCTAATGCAATACCTAAAATTAAAGGCATCTTTAAAAATATGGCAAAAGATGCAGAAAGTATTTATCGTAAAAATGGCAATATCAATTCTAATGAGTTGGCAAATAATTATTATCCAGAGTTCCTAAAAGAAGTTAGGGATATGATGCGAAAAACAATAAAAGAATTTGGTTTTTCTTTACGAGAAGACTTGCAACAAAAAGGATTGAATTTTGGCATTGATTTTGAAATAAAAGAGATCACAGATCCAAAAGTAAAGGACAAGTTAAAAGAAATTAACACACAATTCCAAGATTCAGCTACTTTCTTTGTTGCTAACGAAAGTGAAAGGCAAGCAAAATATATAGCCGAAACAAATGCAAAAGAAATATTATTGGCAATATCACAAGAAGAGATTAAATTTAATAATCAAAAGGCTTTGCCTGAATGGATCATTATTGCAAGAAATATTAAAATTAACTTACTTGATAAAAGCGAAGCAAGAACTCAATTAATCGCCTCACAAGTTGTTGGCTTGACTGAAAGTTGGACTAGGCAAGAAGAAGGCGAACTTATTAATGAAGTGCAACTAGAAATTGACGGCAAGCCAATTGAAGTAGTTAAAACTTTAATAGCTTTACTTGATAAAAAAACTAGAATAACACATGCAGAAGCTGATTTTCAACAAGTAAATGTTGATGATTATTTTGATATAGGCGGATATAAAGCTAAATTCCCAAGAGATCCTAACTTGCCAGCCGAAGAATCAATTAACTGTCGTTGTTTCGCAGATTATTCTAATAAGTTTGGTAAAAAATCGTTTGAAGCAAAAGCAAGTGAAACATTTAAGCCAACCGAAGAGATGGCAAAAGCAGGTGAAAGAGCACTAGAATGGAGGCAAAAATACGGAAGAGGCGGAACGGCTGTTGGAGTTAAAAGAGCAAATCAATTAAAAAATAGAGAAAATTTAACATTGTCAACAGTTAAAAGAATGTATTCTTTTTTTTCTAGGCACGGTAATTACCGCTCAACTCATTATGAGTTTAGGGATGGCGAACCTACCACTTGGAGAATCGCTTGGGATTTATGGGGTGGTGATGCAGGCAGAACTTGGTCTACTAATATTTGGGAAAGATATAAAGATAAGTAAATTATTTTTCTTGCTTTAATTCTAAAAACTCCCTTTCTAATTGATAAAAATCTGTTGTATCTATTTTACCTATCAAAAAACTAATTATCAAGTCTTTGTGTAATAAATTCCAAACTCTATAACCAACTCCATAATTTCTCCACTGGTCGCATATTTTAGGGCAATAATTATTTGTTATTGCAAATTGTTTAATCTCGCCGTTATAAGGCAGTTGTGTTTTATATTTTTGCAAAATCCATTTAAAAAAAATATAAGATCTGTTAAATTTAATATTTAGGTTAATTTCTTTGTTATTCATAGTTTTTTCTATTGATTATGATAATTAAGATAAGTTAATATGCTAATTATAGTAATTTATTAGTCAATATAAATCAATTTTTTTATTGTGAAAGAAACCAAATCATTCTCATTCGAAGTCAAGGCAACAGCCGAAGAAAATAATATTTTTACATTTGAAGGCTATGCATCGACTTTTAATAATATAGATCATGGAGATGATGTTGTAATTCGTGGTGCTTTTGCTAATTCTTTGGCTAAAAATTCGCAAGTTCCTATTTTGTGGCAACATCAAATAAGTGAACCTGTTGGCATATCGGTGCAATTATATGAAGATGATAAAGGATTATTTATTAAAGGCAATTTGCCAAAAGACGATACTTTGGTTTCTGGGCGAATCATTCCACAAATGAAAATAGGCTCAATTAAAGAAATGTCAATTGGCTACCGCACCAAAAATTTTGATATGTCAAAAGATGGCATTAGATTATTAAAAGAGATTGAATTAATGGAGGTATCGTTAGTTACCAAGGCTATGAACTCACAAGCTTTAGTAAGTGGTTTTAAATCATTTGCTGGCACTACTAAACTTCCACTAGCACCAAGAGATAGAAGTTGGGACAGCACACAAGCAGAACAAAGAATAAGAGAGTATACAAACTCAATCGAAGCACCAAATCAAGATTATCGTAAATATTTTATGTATTTTGATGGAGAAAATGCAAATTTGTTTGGCTCATACAAATTATTGTTTGCCGATATAATTAATGGTGAACCTCATATTATACCAAAAGCTATTTTTTCAATAGCAGGGATACTAAATGGTGCAAGAGGGGGTGTCGACATAACTGATACAGATAAAAATCGCATCAAACCAGTTATAAATCAATTATATAAAAGAATGGCAGATGAATTTAATGATGATTCAATAACCAGTCCCCTTATTAAATGTTTTGATACTGAAAGGGACATCGAACAAACACTTAAATCTCACGGCTTCTCAAACACCGAGGCTAAAACAGTTATAAGTAAAATAAAAGAATTCTCAAACCAGCGAGATGCTGGCGAAGATAATCAGCGAGATGCTGAAAAACAAAAAAACGTCATCACACTTTTACAAAATTTTAAAAATTTACAATAAAACAATATGTCAGAACAACAATACATATCCGAGGCTTTGCAAGCAATAAGAGATGAGACTAAAAAACTATCTCCTGAACAAGAAGCTAAAATTAACTCTTTACTTGATAAACAAGAAGAAAAAAATCAAGCTAAATTACAAGAAATACTCGAAAAATCTAAAAAGATTGAAGAGATTGAAAATCGTTGTAATGCTTTGGAAGCCGATCTTAAAAGAAATTTAGGTGGCGAAGAAAAACAAGCTAAAACTCAAGAATTGAAAGCTTTTGAAAACCTTTTGTTAAAAGGTAATTTTGGCATCTTAAAAACAGAAGAACAAAAATATCTTCAAGTAAGAAATAATGAACACGGTGGTTATTTAGCTCCTGCTGAATATACTAACGAAATCATTAAAAAAATTACTGAGGTTTCTCCTGTTCGTTCGGTAGCTCGCATTATTTCAACAACTGCAAAAGAAATTACAATTCCTAAAAGAACTGGTTTAGTATCTGGTGGATGGGTTGGCGAAACTCAAACAGCTAATCAATCTAATTCAACTTATGGTGAGGATACAATCAAAGCAGAAAAGATGATGGTCTATACCGATATATCTCTTGAAATGCTCAGAGATTCTGTTTTTGATATGAAGGCACAAATTACTTCTGATATTTCAGAGGATTTTGCTAGATTAGAAGGTCAAGCTTTTATTTCGGGAAATGGTGTTAATAAACCAGAAGGTCTTTTAACTAACTTGTCAGTTGGTGAAACTATTACAGGAAGTGCTTCGGCATTAACTGCGGATTCTCTTTATGCAATTCAAGGATTTATCCCAACTGGATATAATCTTGCTTGGATGTTTAACAGAAAAACTTTACACGGAAACATCAGAACTTTAAAAGATAGCTACGGACAATATTTGTTCGTTCCTAGTCTTGGAAGTAGTGATATGCCTAACACTGTTGCTGGCTTACCTTATTATTTAGCTAACGATATGCCTGATGTTGCTGCTGGAACTTATCCAATAATTGTTGGTGATTATCGTAAATGTTATTATATCGCCGATAATCAATCTATTGAATTTATAGAAGATCCATACACTCAAGCTACAAATGGCAAAAGACGCTTTATTGTATATAAAAGAACTGGTGGAAAAGTTGTATTACCAGAAGGTTTAAGAAAACTTAAAGTCGCATCATCATAATAATAATTAATTAAAAAGGAAAATATTTTATGGCTAGTAGAGACCTAAAAAATAATATTAAGATTTTAAATGCTCTTAATATTGCAGCAATTTCAACAAACACCACAACTGCTGGTGTAGAAATTGATACCCAAGGTTATGAATCAGTAACATTTGAAATTATTACTGGTGCGAGAACCGATGGAACTGTAACCCCACTTATTCAAGAATCTGATACTTCAGGCTCTTATAGTGGTTCCGTTGATGACGACGATCTGATTGGACTTGAAACTGAGGCTGCACTTTCAACAGCTCAATCTCGCTCAAGAATTGGTTATGTTGGATCTAAAAGATATGTAAAATTATCTTTAGTTTCAACAAGTGTAACCACTGGCTTAACTGCTGGAGCTTCGGCTATTCTTGGTAATCCAAAATCTGCACCAGTTGCATAAATTAATTAGAGGGGCTTAAAAAACCCCTCTTTTTTAAATTAAATTTAAATATATGCAAATAAAAGTTTTAAAAACTGTCATAGCTTCAAAAAATGAAGTAGGTAATGAATGTTTCGAATATTTAAAAGATAATATTTATGATATTTACCAAGAATTAGCCGAAGTATTTTTAAAAGAAGGCTGGGGTGAAAAAGCTATTGAAGAATACGAAAATCAAGCTATTGATAATTTAGAAAATAAACAATTTAAACCAAAAAAATAAAATAAAAATGCCCAGTAATTTTCAAAACACAAGAGAATTTGTAGAATTAACAATAGCAAATGGCGGCACAACCTCAACCGCTTACGAACTAGGCGGAACTCATTTAGTTGGTTTATTAATACCAAGTGCTTTCACTGGAACAAAATTAACTATTGAAGGCTCTATTGACGGAACTAATTTTTATCAATTATATGGCTCAACCTCTGGAACTGTAAAAGAAATTAAAGTAGCTGCTAACAAATTTATTGAAATTGAAAACAATTACGATAACCCTTTTAATTTTATTCGTTTAGTTTCTAATTCTGTTGAAGCAGGTGAAAGAAAAATAAAAATTATATGCAATCCATAGTATTATTAACAGATGCCACAACCGAAGTTTTGACACTTGCTGAAATAAAAACATTTTTGCGAATTGATGGCACTGATTTTGATAATATAATAACTCCCTTTATCAAAGTGTCTCGTCAAATTGGTGAGAATATAACTGGTAGAGAATTTGTTGAAAAAGAATTTAAATTATATCTTGACACATTCCCACAATGCAACGGTATAGAAGTAAAAAGAAGCAAATTAAAATCAATTACTTCAATTCAATATTACGATCTAGATAACACACTACAAACATTAAGTTCAGCCGATTATTATTTTACTGATGATCAGTATTATTCATCAATTTATATAAAAGAAGGTAAGCAATTCCCTAATACTTATAATCGCAAACAAGCAATTATTATTACTTTCAAAGCTGATTATCCTAATAGACCAGAAGCAATAAAACAAGCAATGCTTAATGTTTGTGCTTATCTATATGAGAATGCTGGCGACTGTGTAAATGAAAATAATTCCCTTTTCAAGTCTTTATTCTTTCCCTATATTATACCACAAAAATTCTTTTTATGAAATGTCAATCAATAAAGAAAAATACAAAAAAGATTTGCACTAGCGATTTTGATAAAAGAATTAAAATTTTAACAACTGCAATCATTCCAAACAATGCACCCAATAGTTCGGCAACAGTTGGTTTTACAACAATAGTAACGGTTTGGGCGATGGTAAAAACAAATACCGCAAGAGAATTTATAGATGGGGTAAATATTGAAAAAGGTGTAAATACTGATTTTTATGTTCGTTATAGTTCATCAATACCTTTGGATAAGCAATTATGGATTGAGTATCAAAATATTTATTACAAGATTGTAAATACAGATAATATTGATATTGACGATAAAATTATTAGATTGAGAAGTATTGAGAAAGGCGATAAAACAATAAATGCTAATAAAAGATGATAAAAGTAAAAGATGGCTCACAAAACCAAAAAACATTAAAATTTCTTTACGAATTGCCAGTAGAATTAACAAAAGCAATTCGTCAAGGATTTTATACATCAGGTAAAGAATTGGTTGCTGATTTAAATAAAGATATGAAGCAACCAAAAAGTGGTAGAGGCTACAAAGTATATAAAGGAATTGGTGGCAGTAAATTAAAAAAACCTAAATTACATATAGCTTCGGCACCAAACGAAACACCAGCGGTGATAACTGGTAAATTTAGAAAATCGGTTGATTTTGCCGTTCGTGGCAATAGAGAATTAGAATTTGGAGCTAACGAAAATGCACCAGAGTATGCAAAATTTTTAGAAGAAGGAACAAACAAAATGGCAGCAAGAGAACCATTTAAAAGAATTGTTATGAAAAATAAAGATAAAATCAAAAGAAATATAGATATTAAATTAAAACAAGTTTTGGGCGGTAAAAAATGAAAGGTATTCAAGTAGTTAATAGATTAAAAGATATTTTGCCAAAATATACTAATGATTTTTCAACCATTATCAATGCCTCATCTTTAACAAGAGCAGGCTCTACAATAACTTGCACGACAGCAACTAATCATAATTTATTAACTGGAAATTATATAACAATTAAAGGTGCAAAAGAACCGATAGCATTAAGCACAATAACTTTTTCTAATGGCATTGCCACCGCAACATCTTTAACAGATCATAAATTAAGCGATCCGTCTTTATTTTCTCCACAAATTTTGCCAATTAAAATTGAAATAGCTGGGGCAGTTGGATTTAACGGAAGTTGGGAATTAGTAAGTGTGCCAAGTAAATTAATTTTTACCTTTAAAGTAAGCGGCAACCCTGCCAATGTAAATGGTGGATATTTATTGCTTGACGATTATGACGGATATAATGGCTATAAACAAATAACTAAATTAACAGATACCTCGTTTAGCTACACAACAACTGGCACGATGCAATCACCAGCACAAGGCGAAATAAAGGTAAGCACAGCAACAAGAATAGCACATTCTGCAACACCACAAAGAATACAAGAGTTTTATACAGCGGGGCAGGGTGGAGTTTTAGAAACTTGGCTTTATGTTGTTATGGGGCAAAACCAAGCTTATAGAAATGATACAATTGTAGGTGATTCATCGACTGCAAAAAGAACAAATGAAGACTATTGGAACTCGGCACAGCAAAGTTTTAGCATTTATATAGTTATACCAGCAACAACATCAATTCTTGGTGGCGACATTGCCGATAATGCCAAAGGTTATTTAAAACCAATATTAAAAGCCCTAGCAAATTATATTTTTGAAAGTGATTTAAGCGATGAAGAGATGCAACCTTGCCAATATGTAGGCGATGAAGCTGACGATTATATAACCGCTACCTATACACATAGGTTTGATTTTGTAGCGCAAAGGTTTATTCAAGTTAGCGATACTACCGATTATGATTTGGGAGTTCCGTTGCAAAGGGTTGAAGGTTTATTTGAAGAGCAAGGTTTAGATTATGATCTAAACACTCGTTAAAATCATAGTTTTTTCACTTGCAAAAAATTGACAAAAATTAACAATATAAATATATAAAAAATTATTTTGTTATGCAAATAAAATTAAATCAAAATTTAAAAACTCCACAAGGGCAATTGCTAAAAGGTGCAATCATTGAAATTAATGATGAGCATGGAGTGCCGACAGATTTATTTTGGCGAAATAGATTGAAAGATTCCGCTATCGATAATTGCATTGAGGTTGTGGATCAAGTTATATCAACTCAAAAAAAAGGTAAATAATGGGACAATCATTTCCAAGAGGAACATCTAATATTAACTCAGCATTAACCGCAAAAGATGCAGGCGATCGCTCAATTCTTTTAGTAGGCTGTATGATAAGTGGCACCGCTTCTAGTGGTGAGCTTAAAGAAAATATTTTAAGCAAAAAAGAATTTAACGATTTATTCGGTGCAAAATCACAAATTGCAAAAGCTGGAAGATCTTTAATAGATACTTTATCGGTTTCTAAAATTAAACCAAAAGTTTCTGCAATTGGCTTAACCGACAATGCTTCTGGTGTCGCCTCAACTGGCTCAATTGCTTTTTCAGGCACTTCTACCGAAGCTGGCACATTAACTATTTACATTGATTCAAAAATAAATGGTAAATACGAAATCGCGGTCGCTATCGGCGATACTGCGACTGTAATTGGTGGTAAATTAGAAACTGCAATTACTGCCAATGCTTATTCACCAGTAACCGCAGTCAATACTACTGGTTCCGTTGGATTAACTGCTGTAAATGATGGCACACAAGGTAATACAATCTCTCTTGGTGTTGATGGCTCTATTGCTGGGATAACCACAACAATAACTGCGATGTCAAGTGGTGCAACAAATCCTGTTTTAACTTCGTTATTTGATCCAATTGCAGATAAAAGATTTACAACTATCATTTATCCTGCCGAGTGGGGCACTTCTACATTATCAACATTTACCGAAGCAAGATTTAATGTAGATAATAAAATTCTTGATGGAGTTGGTTTATTTTGTAAATTAGATACCTATGCTAATCTAAACACTTTTGCAGATGCATTGAACCAAAAAACACTTTGTGGCATTTCTAATAAACTAATCTCTGCTACAAAATTAAAAGGTGGAGCTATTTTTGAAAGCCCACTTGTTATTGCATCAATATTTGCTGGTATTAGAGAATTAAGATTGTCAGTTGGTGCTAATGTTTCAAGTTTCGCAACCAACGGTGAAACAGTTGGTGGTAATTATTATGCTGGTGTTCCTTATGCTGGAACTCCTATTTATAACTTACCTATAATTGAAAGTGGCAATGATTTTAGCGATGCTGAAGCTGATGAACTTGCGAATAGTGGTTTAACTTTATTAAGAAATAATCCATCTAATACAGATATCATTATTAACGAAGCAATGACTACTTATAAAACTGATGCACAAAGTCAAGTTGATAAAACTTTTAAATATCTCAATTATTTTGATACCTTAACTATTATTAGAGAATATGTATTTAACAATTTAAAAAATGATTTAATTGGAAGACGATTAACAACTGGCGAATTAATAAGTGGTCGTGCTATGATTAATAAAGAAGGTTTTATTAATCTTATGAAAAAATATTATGGTGTATTATCAGGTTATAAAACTAATAATAATAATTATGTATTGTTAAGAGCTGGTGATAGCGAATTAAAAGCTTTTGTTGATGCCCTAGATCAATCAGTGGTTATTACTTTGGTTGATGGCAAAATTACAGCAGAATCAATCGCTAATATCGTAACTCAGGTAAGAGAATTTATAGTTAATTTTACTCCAACATTTGAATAAATAAATTATGGCAATACAAAAACAAGGTGATTTAGTTATCAACGGAAAGCCAATAGCTTACGAAGGTAAAGTTAAAATCGAAGCTGGCTCTATTACAAGAAATGTTTTTAGTCAAGTTAATGGCTCAAAAATAATTACTAGCGATGTTTCAACCAATATTAGCATTATTAGTGTGCCAGTAAGAGCAATCCCTGAAAATGTTGAGTTATTTACAAGCTTTTATAATAATGGCGACAATAATACAATTTCATTTAGAAATCAAAATTTTTCAAGCTGTGTAATGGAAAAATTACCGCAAATTGAGGATTTAGAAATCGTTGAGTATGTTTTTAAAGGCGATCCTGCAATTTAGTTATGAAAGATAAAATTATTTTTGATTTTCAAAATCCTGTCAAAGTTCAATTTAAAGATGGCGATAAAAATTCTTTTATTGATTTAGATAAAATCTATTTGTCTGCACCATCTTATAAAGACAAAGATAAAACCTTGGTGTTAAAAAAGAAATTTATAGAAGCTATTTTCGGTATGACACAATCTTTGTCAAAACAACAAGCAAGTGAACAAATCGAAAATGAAAATGGTTTAGATGCCAAGGCTATTAAGGCAATTTTATATGCGAGCCCTAACTTTGACATTGTTAGCTATTTTAAATCTTTTGCAAATTTATTACTAAATGTTGCTTTTAAAGATGAAGAAATGAAACAGCCCCTTAATAATCTTGATATTGAAAAAATTAACGAAGAAGATTTTGAGGAGTTGTTGGCTAAATATTTAGAGGTTTTTTTTATTGTTTCGTGGATGAAGACCTTAAAATAGGCGGCTTTACCCACAACAAAGTTTCGATTGAATCAATAATTTGTAATATTGGATATTTTTATAAAGGCTCGGCTAGTTTTGAATGGCTCGAATTACAACCAATAACAAAAATATTAAGACTTCAAAAAGAAGCTGAAAAAATTAACAAACAACTAGAAAAAAATGTTTAAAGTATCATATATATACGATTTAGTTGATAATATAACACCTCAATTAAAAAAGATACAATCAAACCTAGAGGCTACCAAAAATAAGGTTCACTCTATTGCAGGGCAGATGTCAACATCATTTAGTAATTTAAGCGATACTATAAAAAGAACCAGTCAATCATTTAATAACGCTGGCATGACACTTGCTCCATTATCGGTAGCGATGGGATTAGTGGCGACCAAGGCTTTCAAAAGTGCCGCAGAATTCGAGATGTTAAGAATAAGAATGAATGTATTAACTGGTAGTGTCGAAAAAGGAGGATTAGCTTTTCAAGAGGTTACTAAATATGCCGCTAAAACACCATTCCAAATTGCCGATATTAGTAAATCTTTAAATATGTTAATGTCTACTGGCGGAATGCAATTCGAAGAAGCGATGAAGACCATTAAAGTTCTAGGTGATATTGCCTCAATATCTGGCGGTGAAATGAGCGGAATGGCATTGGCATTTTCGCAAACCGCGGCAACAACAAGATTATTAGGTAATGACTTTAATCAATTTGTTAATAATAGTGTGCCTTTAATGAAAATATTAACGGATTACACAGGCAAAACAACGGCACAAATAATGGCAATGAAAGAAAAAGGTGAGTTAAGTTTTGATATAGTTGCAAAAGCGATGGAAAAAGCCACACAAAAAGGCGGATTGTTTGAGAATGGAGCTGAAAAAATGTCTCAAACTTTATCAGGACTTGCAAGCACTTTAATTGATTCTGTTAATATTGCATTCGGTGAGTTAGGGACACAAATGGCAAAATCAATCGATCTATCAACTAATATTACAAAAATTACCGATGTTATTGCAAATCTTACAGATAAATTTAAAAATTTATCACCTCAAACACAAAAATTTATTACTTATGCAATTTTAATAACTGCCACATTATCGCCAGCATTATTAATTTTAGGTTCTCTTGCTGGTGTTTTAGGATTAGCCACCGCAGGTTTTGTATTGTTTGGCAAAGCAATAACAATGGCATTTGCAATGAACCCTTGGATACTTGGCTTGCAACTTGCTATTGGTGTGATGTATTTATTTAAAGAAGAATTAATAATAATTTATGATTTTTTAAAAGATAAATTTGCTGGTGCTTTTGATTATGTTGCCGAAAAACTAAAAATGGTAATGGGATTGATTAACGAATTTAGAGCCGATACTGCCATTGTTTTAGACTTTATTGGTCTTGATAAATTGTCGGAAATGGTGGCACCAAAAATGAACCAACCAGCACAAATTAATAAAACACAACAATTAACAGCTGGCGGTCAATTAGATGTTAATATTAAAGGATTGCCACAAGGTTCTAGTGCGGGTTTCACT